GTGTCAAACGAAACCGCGAGAGCCTTCGAAAGAATCTCGGGGAGAGCATGGGGAGTCCTCGCCTTGTCCTTGCCGTCTATGATCTGAATAGATTCAAGAATGGCATTGTAGATGGCTTTGTCCTTGCAGAACTTTTCCGTGGTATCGCTCAACCACTGCGTGTCCTGCTTGGGCGACTTCCCCATGTCTCCTACGAGGCTCTTGCACTTGGAGAACTCGTCCTCCGTCAATCCCTTGTTGTCTTCAAGTGCAATAAGCAGGGCATCTTTTGTGGGAATGCCCTTGTACTGATTCACGAAATCCTTGATGGATCGGAACACTGCCCGATCCACGCGGTCAAGGAAATACTCCTCCTGCAAGAACGGAATGGTCTTCTTGCAGAATTCGCTGTCGTTAAGCAGCCCCGCCAGTATTGTCTTCTCGGTTTGGCTCATTTAGTCCAAGTTCCTCATCAAGTCTAGCCAGACGATCCATTGCTTCCTGACGCTTTTTGTACTCGGGGGTTTCCCGTAACTGAAGAAAATGCTTTAGTGCCTCATCAGTAGCAGCGGTATTGTGCGGTTCCTCATTCATCTCCATCGGCGGACTCCTCTGGTGGCTTCTCGTCTGATCCGTAGCAGAACTCCCGCTTCGCTGCGGCATCAATGGCAGCAAGAATCTCGTCTGTGTAGTACTTCTCGGGATTCTTGTTGATCTGCGACTCAAAAGCCGTCTTGCCGTTGGGCAGTTCAATCTTCGTGGACACCTTCTTGAAGATACCGTACTTGATGGCGACATCAAGCAGACCGTAGTACTTGTTCAGCCCTGTCTCAAAGTTCAACTGCACATCCACCATCTTGTCCTGCTTCGTCAGGCGGCTCTTGTACGCCTTGCAGTGGATGATGTTGCCCACCACCTCGTTGTCCACCTTGTCCTTCTTCTTGGACAGGTAGATGATCGTGGACGCGGCATACTTCAGACCGCTGCCGCCGCCCATCTCCTTCGTGGGAACATACGCACCAACCACATCGTAGGTGTGGTTCGTCATCAGCAGGGGAATCCGCGCATGACCCAACTTGATGGTCAGGACGCGGAACGCTGCCTTCGTGACCTGTGCGCGAGTCATGTCGCGGGTGTTCTTGCCCTCTGCGGTGTCGTTCATCTCCTTCTCGGTGGACAACATTCCAAGCGAGTCAAGCACGATCATCATGCGGGGGCGGGAGTCCTTGTCTGCTTCAAGGTACTTGTCCACCGACAGGACGCACTGGTGGCGGAACTCCTCCACGGTAGCCACGGGCAGCACAGCCACGCGGTCGGTGTCAATGCCACGGGACTTCAGCAGATCGGAAGTGATGGCTTGCTCCGTGTCAAAGTACATGACCATCGCGTTGGGATCGGAGTTCAGGAACTCGCGCACCACATTGAGAGCAAAGTAGGTCTTGCCCGTGGCTTGCTCTCCTGCAAGAGCCACGATCTTGTTGTCGGGGATGCCACCGTGGATGGAACCGCTCAGGAGCGCGTTGAACGCATACGATCCCGTGGAAATGAATCCCTTTACATCGCTGCCCTCCAAGCCGTCAGAGGCTACGGTGGCGTACTTGTTTCCTGCTGCCTTCAGAATGTCCTTTAGTTTCATAGTCTCTCCAATGCTTTGGTCTGCGTGTCAATGAGAATCATTTCGTTCTCGTTAGCCCGTATTGTATCCAAGGGCGTGAGTTTGTCAACGATCATCTGCTGCGTTTCACGGCGCAGCAGGTCTTTTCGCGCTGCGAGAAGACTTTTCAAGTATTCAAGATTTAGAGTATTCATCAGGTGTTTTCTACTTGAACTCGTACTATCCAGCAATTCTCCATCGGATTGCGGAAAATAACTGCGTCACCAAAAATTTCGTCAACCGCTTTCTTCACGGACGGGAGCAGATAGTCGTGTCCAGTGATCAGTCCGCCGTTTTTAACTTTTGGAATCCATGCGGCGATGTCATCTTTGACTGGTTGATAGTCATGGTCACCATCTATAAAAACAATGTCAACAGATTCGTCCTGAAAATCAGCAGCAGCCTCTACGGATGGCTTTCTGATCGGAGTGATGAAATGCGCCACTGGTTCTACATTATTGAGAAACAGAGAATGAAGTGTATCATTCACCACATTGACTTCTTGTGCGTGTTCAGCAGAACCTCTCCATGTATCAACGCAAAAACACTTTATGTTCTTTTCAGCATTGATAGCCTCAACAGCAAAAAACGATATGCTTCGTCCTTTCCATGATCCTATTTCAACAAATGATGAACCATTTTGCAGAATCTGCACAAATTCTCGGTACAGATTTGGGTATGTGAAATAGTCCTCTCCAAACTTTGAGTCTTGATAGAAATGATTCATGTTATTCCTTTACGAGTTTGAGTCCTGCTGCGGTGGGAACAACACTCGGAACCACGATGCCGCTGAATGCACCATTAAACTCGTTTGCAAGATCGGTTGCAGGCTCGGCGGTGAACATCACATAGGAAGCAGGAACCGTCATTTTCTGCTCCTTCACCGATGCCATCCACGGCACGACAGCAATATTTGCACCGCCGCCCTTCGTGGGCATGGGAACAACCATGCACGGATTCTTGAGAGTGTACGACACAACCTTGTCGCCCTCAAAATTCTCGGTCACGGAAGCAATGAGTTCTTCGCCAGTCTGAACCTTCACGATCTTTGTAGCCATAATGAATCCTTTTGTTAGGGGGTTACTGTATGTAGGGAGGAGGTCAAGCAAACAGGGACTCAAGAGTATTTCTTTCCTCGGGACTCCACCCCACCGCATCGGTGATGGCGCGTAGAGGCTCAAGGAAAGTCTTTTTGAATTGAGTATCGTAGTCAATGTATTTCTGAAGATCAAACTCCTTCGGCATGGTGACGGGGAAACCGATCACACCTTCGTGAATGGGGTTAGGAGTCTTCAGATAGATGAACTTCATTTTCTCGCCCTCACCGATGGTGCGGTACTTCTTGCTCAAGCCCATCTTTTTTACAAGCGAGTTGTGGAGCAGGGCAGACTTTACCGCGATGGGCGTACCCTTCTTGTAGATGGTAAGCGGTGAAGAGTATTCCTCCATGCCGTTCACGGATCGGGGAGAGGCGACTTCCTCCACGGGCAAGGACTTGAAGTCTCGTTCAGTCTTGCGGACAAACTCCTGAAGCGTGGCTTCGTCCTGCATCAGCACCATCTCAATGGCAGTCTTCAGAGACTTGCGGACATAGGCAGGAGTGGATGAACGCGCTGTTTCCATGCCCATGATCTTGAACTTCGGAGTCTTGTAGCGAACGCCTTCGGCATCCCACACGGACAGCATATACCGCTTCTTCGCCGTCCACACGCCCTTCTCCGCAATCACTTCGCGTCCCATTGCCATCTTGTTTGCGTAGGCATTGGTGCAGTCCGCAAGGGTGGCGAACTCCTTTTCAATCTGTGGCTGAATCACCCGCTCACAGAACTTGTCCAAGAAGTCCACCACCCGTTGCGTATCAGCCTCGCCCTTGAAGGACGACTGCACCACCTTGCCAAGTCTCAAGTAAACAGAGTCGGTGTCGGACGCAATCACATAGTCCTCACCCTCGGTCTTGAGGACGCGATTGAGAAACTTGTTCAGAGCGTCACCGATCCATTGGATGCTCAACTGCCCCGACAGTGTGATGGCTTCGGCAAGTGCCACATCAAAGAATCGGAAGTATTGATTGCCGATTGCACCGTATGCGGAGTTCAACTGAATCTTTCGCACCAACTGAAAGTTGTGGTACTTGGAAATCTCGTACTCAATCTTGCGCCGCTCTTCGGCTGGCGCATTCTTGTCCAAGTCCACCAACCGCTTCTGTGCAGCAATCATCAGCCCCTTGTAGTGCTTGCGTTCTGCGTACATCTTCTCCATGAGTTCAGGCAGGAAGCCTTGGCGATCACGCACAAACGCAACACCGTTCGCTGCCACGCTCACGCCTTCTGCCTTTGCAGAGTTCAGATATTCGGCAGGGTCAATGAACTGCTTTACAGTCTCGCCGCGATTCCGTGCCAACATGGACTCGGGAGAAATGGCTCCACGCCGCCATACGGGATTGGGGTGCTTTGTCTCGGGAGAGATGTTGTACTGCATGATGAGGTGAGGATACAGCGAGTTCAAGTCAAAACTCACCACCCAATCGTGCTTGCCCACAAGCGGATCTTTCACATACGCACCCGCGTATTGATCATCTTTCTTGTGTTCGGTCTTCTGCGGGATCACCATGCCCTTGCTCATCAGGTGGTGGTGGATGATGGCATCCCATGTGCGAACTTGCGAGAACACATCCTCAAAGTTCACCCGAGCCGAATACGCCAACGCCACCGCCAGTTCCATGAGTTTCAGTTTGGATTCAAGGCGATCAACAAGCCGCACATCTTGGAAGTTATACTCCATGAACTTCTGAAAGTTCTGTGTGTAGAACTCCTGAATGGTTTCGTATTCCGCATACGACAGTTTCTCTTCGCCCAACTCCACCTTGGAAATGTGATTGAGGGAGTAGGACTCCTGCTTCACATAGGTGAAAGTC